TCGCCAGGCCGACAACATAGGCGAAATGAACCCTGCCGTAGAACATCCGTGTAAGGACGACGGCAAAAACAGCACCGATAACAGCTCTGACAATAAAAATTTGGAATTGATTCAATTTATTGACCTATTAGCTGGTTTCTTGCTCTATAGTGTCCAAAAAATGATCTAAGGCCTAAACCCCGAACACGGAACCATAGAACCTGTGAACAATTACCAGAATAGTTATTATAATAGTTGGCAACAAGCGTCAATGCCAAGTTTTTTCTTGAAATGAATGAACCGATTTGTTATACAGATACGTTCGGTTGGACAGACGGATGGAACATTGGTTTTTCCTTTGCCGAATTCTAACTTTTCGGTCTATTAAGAAGTAATAGTTGGTTTGTGATTTCAGAGTTTTAAAGTAACTCCGAATTCCGCATTCCGACTTCCGACTTCAAATATGGTGGGTGTAGCTCAGTTGGTAGAGCCCCAGGTTGTGGCCCTGGTTGTCGTGGGTTCAAGTCCCATCACTCACCCCATATAAATTTGAAGCCGGGCAGTGGACATCTGCCCGATTATTTGCTTCCGGCTAAACCCTGAAAATTTTACCGGGTTTTAAATTTATTTTCAAATTGAGTCAGAAACCAGATTCTGTCACCTGACATCCGTATTCTGACGTCTGTCATCTGTCTTCCGTTCAAACATGCGCCCGTAGCTCAGCTGGATAGAGCGCCGGACTTCGAATCCGTAGGCCGCAGGTTCGAATCCTGCCGGGCGTACCAGTTAATTCAAGGGGTTAGCCAATTTTGGTTAGCCCTTTTTTTTTGTCTGAGAGTGACTTTGAGAGGGACTTTTCAGAAGCAGCTTCAAGCACATCGATAGCATCACGTTCTGATCCGCTAATGCTGTGAAGATAGATCTCGGTCGTTGCACGGTTCTCATGCCCAAGGATTCTTTGTATTGAGCCGAGCGGAACATTTTTCGAGTCCATGACTGATGCGCTTGAATGTCTGAAGGCGTGGAACCGAAAATACCTGACACCAGCTTTTCTGCAAAGCGTACGCATTATCCTTTTACGTTCAGTGAAAGGCCCGATCCTTTTTTTCCTGGTTTTGCTTGATGTGTATTGATGCCAGAACACCCAGGCGATGCCTTCCTTTCGGTTTGCATGCCGTCTTTTTAGGATATTATGCAGCCGAAGTGTCATCGGGATCTTTCTTGGAGTCAGGTGTCCACCCCTCTTTTTCCTGGTGTAGAGGGTCACGGTCAGCTGGCTGAAATCAACATCCTCCCATGTGAGACGGTTGATCTCACTCATCCGGCCCAAAGTGTCACGGATTGTCCAGAGATAATCCTGAACATCAGGCGTTGCTGCCGCAATAACCTTGTCGATATCCTCCTGGGGAGGTATATATTTGACCTTCTTTTCAATCGGCAAGAATTCAACCTCTTCAGTTGGATTGACTTTGATCCATTTTTTCTTTATGCCGAAATTGAACAGGGATCGGAGGTAACGGATCTCCTTATTTGCTGTATAGTTTGACACCTTGCGCCTTTTCAGGACAAAGCTTTGGATATCATCAGATCTTATTTCACTGCACAGCATGGATTTCCATTCCTTGACCCACCGTTTCGCCAGGTATTTTGTTTCCTTGTAATGAGATTCGGCCCTGTAGGCCTGCAGGTAATCGAGCCTATCATTGACAAGTGTCAAGAAGGCCATGTCGGTTGGGGCTTCTGGGATCGGGACTGGGTTCTTCAGTTCCTTTCTTTTTTCTGCCTCTGCCTCTTTTGCCTCGGTTTTGGTCCTGTAATAGTTGCTTTGATGCCTCCTTTTGTTGAATTGGAAATCGTACTTCCATCCTCTGCCTGGTTCGAAATATACACTCATAGAGGTCCTCCTTTCCTGGAAATCTGAGTGACCCCCTGAGCTTCCTACCGCCCAATATGTCCCGGTTTTTGTAGACCCATGACAGGCTGACCTTCAGATATTGGGCGACTTCCTTGGGGGTCAATATATCAGAGGATGGTTCCATGTCAAATAACTATCAGTAATTAATTTGGTTAATTTTAAACTGAATTCTTTAAACCTATTTATCTGTGATCCATAATCAGTCCAGCCCAAGCCTACGTGACCTGTCACGTGCTGCTTCTTTTTGCCGATAAATGAATTTTTTTAATTCACCCAGATCAATAAACACCTTTCCGCAAAGCTTCACAAATATCTGGGGATAGATCCCCTGGCAACGCCAGTTACGAAGCGTTTTTTCAGCTATAGGAATCTTTTCCGGTGCTCTTGCTATCGGTATGAGGTCTTTAATCGTGGTCATCTGTTTCGTCCTTCCTCTTGATTATTCCTACAATCATTTCCGCTTGAACCTGCTCGCAGCCCAACCGATGAAGATTGCGATCAGGATGAGCTGGACGAACTTGGCAAACCCCCGTGTGTTGCTCGGGAAGATGCTTGGCCCGTTCAAAAGATGTCTGCCGTGGTCCTGGGCATAATGCACGTTTTCTATGAGTTCGTTTTTCCACACCAGGTTTCGAATGGTGCCCGGCGCCATTTTAATGCGGCTGCTAAGTTCTGTAATTGTTAAATATTCTTCGATTTCAGTATCATATAACCATGGCCCCGCGATTCCGACGCTTCCACCCACCCGAGCGCTTGACGGGTGATCTCAGCTCCATTTCAGAAATACAGTACCCGAAGGCCGTAATCGCTGGGTAAATTGTAATATCTTTTTCCTGAATTTCCTCTGGAGTGAGGGTGGATAAATATGAGGGCAACCTGCTTTGGTCGCCAAAATGAAGCGTTTTGTAACCTCTTTCGGTATGCCGGCGGACTAACTGTGAGATTAGATCGAGATTGATTTTCTCAAATTCATAGGGACTCGAAAGACGAATCCTTTCATCAGGCTTTTTGGATTGATTCCAGATTTCATAAAGGGGTGTATCATTGATACCGAGGATTTGTTTCAGATTGAATTCTTCCTTTATCTGTCGACAGCGTCTATGCAATGCTTCAAGATTCGAGGATTCAAATTCGTCTAATATCCTCAGATGCCGGGGACCAAACTGCAGAGAATAATCCTGTTTAAAGTCCTCGGCCAAAACACATATAAAGCCGGCCTTTGCTGAAAATGGCCAGGCAAAACCACAATATATACGACGATAAATTACGCCGGATTCAAGATCTTCAAACCGTTCGACTTTAACCCTGCCTTCCCGATAAATTTTCTTTTGTATAGCCATGCTCTGGTTCCTTTGATTTAGCTTAAATCGCAATCTGAGAAAAAACTACCATCATAAAAAGTCAAGCACAGAGCATCCGCACGATCCGATGACCTCTTTAATAGTTCCCGCATTGTATCTTTTTTCATGACCCTAATCTTGCCGTTTTGGATTTCATAAGTCGGTGTCTGTAGCTCCTCGCAAAGCATTTCATCAGGTGGCAACATCGCCCCTGAATCCGTTCGCAACCATTCACGGCATGCCCACCACAGCTGATCCCTTAATATGTAAAATTCGCCCATCTCCGTGGTCTGGGTGGGCTTTGAGGCCACTTTTACAGGGTTTGCAACCCTTTGCATGTGAGGGGCCACCCCGCTGCCTACTCCAGTAGCGTCAATATTTGCTCTGAGAACATCCCTATTTTGATATTCTGTCACAGCACGGTCACCAGTAACCACAGTATCTACCCCGCCCCAAACAACGAATTGTTCGACAAAACCGCCATATCGGAAACACGCAACATTTGAATCTGAACCAAATTCACCAACATCCTGGCCCATGATGGCGAATGTACCTATCGGTGGTACCTCGCCGTATTGAGACACGTAATCATCCCACCTTGAACGGGCTTTGGCGATCCACTCACGACTGATTAACTGGGTGCTCGCTTGCGCTGGGTATCGACCTAAAACCATGTAGCTAAATGCCGGGTCCATAATTTTATACCAGCCGGGCCTTAATGACGGATATGCTTTACCGCCCTGGTCTCGGGCTATTTCCCCCTCCAAAAATTTTGGTAACTCAAAACATTCGCCGTCAATGGGCTCCCCCTCAACTATTGGCCGGCACCATTGGTTAATCCTTCGCACTGTGGTCTCCCGAGTTACAGCGCCAGCAATAACGTCGTTGCCATCAATAACATTAGGATGAGCAAATGCGGAGAGGTGAACCACGCTTGCCCGCCCATCCCGTTCCATTCGATAAGGCTCTCCGATCTCAGAACGGGGGTTAAACATGATAAGCAAACGAGCATGGCCACCTGTCATGCAAGATTCAATACCTTTGTACACCTCATCCGGTACGGCATCCCCCTCGTCTATGATAAAGAGCAGGTTTGGTGCATGCTTGCCGGAAAACTTCGCCTCGCGTTGCGCAGATGTGCCACTGGCAGGTATTGTCACCCCGCTTAAAAACGATTGAGCTGATCGCTGAATGTGGAGACTCGTCTTTTCTTCAGTCTTGAACAGTTCAGGGTGCTTTTCGGTTATGCTGCCAATCTCACCCCACAAGAGCTTTTTCAGATTGCTTTCCGGAGGCGCTGCCGCGGTATAAACCTGAGAATCGGGAAAACACTTAAACCACCATACAGCCACCCGGGCGGCCCCGTGAGTCTTACCCGTGGCATTAGCTGACTTTGCAACTGTGACAATGTTATCCCGTACGGATTCCATCATATCCTTGACTTCGTCAGTGTACGTTTCTCCTAAAACCTCATGGCCAAAGCCCACGGGATCATTCTGGTACCCGCTGAAATCCCGTTGATCAATTCCAAGACATTCAATTGAATTTAATAGCTGATCGAATAGCCCGTTTTTCATTGAGACTACGTATGATCTTATCTCTAACATCTGGACTTGCATCTCCTATTGCCGTTAAAACTTCATCTTGAAATTCCTGTACTGCTTTCATGTCATACAAAGATTGGAATATATCCAATTGTAGCCTTAACTGGTTGCGGATCTCAGCCATGGCCGCAGCTTCAAATCCGGTTTCTGCTCCAGTTCATCCAGCAGCTTATTCGCCGCTTCGTTAATCTTGTAAAGCTGATCAATGGCGTTCAGGTTCTTGTCAACCACGCGGTGGGCATTTTCTAAAACCACATTTTTGACCACACAGACATTGAGCTCTTTTTTTGCTTTGCTGATAGCAGACTCGGTAACACCGAAAACTTGAGCTATTTCACGTTGAGCTTTACCAGACCTAAGCATCTGAGATAATTTAACTTTGTCTA